GTCTTGCCATGCTGCTCTAGGTAAAGTGCCTGTTGTCCATATAGGTCTTTTAGGTGTTGAGTCTAGATAATTGTATGTAACTACCCTGTTAATTTGATTAGAGTTTGTTGTGCAATAAAACCAACTTATTTCTCCAAATAGATTATTTAGTCCTGCATTAATAAGATCTCTAGAAACTAAATTTATATCATCATAAACATCGTCTTCAACTAAACAAGGCATTGATTTTAATTGACCATCATATGTAAAGAACCCATTTTCTGACATCCAATAAGCAGAACCATCTACCTCTATACAAGCATTTTTTCCCACTAGTCCGCAGTTAGTTCCTACCTGTTCAAAAGAGAAAGTAAACGGCTGACCCACAAACTTCATAAGAAATAGTGCAGTATCAGTCCATACATAAATAGCATCCCTACCTTTGATAGCTCCCATAATTCTTGAACCATCAGCAAGTCTTTGAGTACCTGCGGTATTGTCAGCTCTGACTGTGTATGAATCTGTTTGATCAATACTTTCTTGAGAAGAGAATCTAATAAACATATCATCTTGAGTGCTAGCACTTCCTACAGTTGTTTCTGTACCAAAAAATACTAAGTGTCTGTCGGGTGTAGATACTAATACATGTCTTGATGCAGTCGGTGCATTTGGTAAAAGAGTGGCTCTTGTACTAGTAGACCCGGCTGCTGCTGCATCCCATTCAAAACAAGCACCATTATATATAAGAGCAATTAATTTTGTACCATAGTTATCTAATATCCATAGTCCTGGGTCAATCGTAAAGTCAGAAGAAGATGCTTCACCCCAACCTACAAAGTCAGATATATTGGTAACCGTAGCACCTCCACTGTGAGTCGCTTTGGTTGTTCCATTAACACCTCGAGCTCCTCCGCTTAGAGTATTAGTTGTGGTATTGTTAGCTGTAAAACTTATGTCTTCTGTTCCAATTCTTATTTCTCCAGTTGATGGAAAAGCTGCAGTGCTGGCTAATACAATATCAGTCGTAGTCAGATCTGTTATGGCAGTTGCAAGAGTGCTCGTTGCTGGTCCTAATGCAGTTCCTGCCCAAAGACCTGTACCCCAACCAAAGCCACCTAATTGTTGTGAGGGTCCTACGTCATAATAACATAAGACAGAAGCTGACCCTGCAGTTGATAACGGAGTTCCAGTTTCTTGAGTAGCCATAGTAATCGTAAATGTTGTAGATGTAGGCACAGAAGTAACCATAAACTTTTCATCTTCAAAAGTTGCATTGGTAAAAGTAGAACCAGATAAACCTGTTACACTATCAAATAAAACAATACCATCTTCTAATAATCCATGAGCCCCGGTGCATGTTACCGTAACTGTGGTTGATGAAGATGTGCTGGTAAAATTAGCTCCTGTTAAAGTAGTTTTAATAGGGTGTATGTCATAGTATGTACCACCAGAATATACGTATAAAATTTTATTTGTTCCAATAGCAGCGTATTTAACACCTGAGTTATCGTCCCAATGATGAATAGCTCTAGCGGCACCAGTTAATTTACTGACTCCTAATTGTTCCCAACCACCTATTTTTTCAGGTGAGCCATACCTAAAACGTACGTTATCACCATCAAACCATTGCCCTTCGGCTCCGGTTTCCGTTACTTGTTTATTAAATCCTGGGGCAAAGCCTAATTTTTGTAGCATAAAAAAACCTGTTTTAACGCTAGATTATATCAGATTTATTGTGGATTTCTAGAGGTTTAATACCAGACCAATTCTATTATCATCTATTTTGTGTGTAGGAACTTCGTGATACAACCAAGATGGCCATAATAAAAGACTTCCTACTACAGGTTTATATGAAACAGTACCAAAAGTATTTATATTTTGATAATCCAATACAGGCCAATTAGTATATTCTCTTACATGTATAGGATCGTTAAAAATAATTTGAGCAGAACCTTCTGGTACTTTTAAATATAGAATGCCTGATAGCTGATATTTATGTATATGTCTTTCTTGATAAGACCCTTTATTTAATTCTGTAGTAAAAAAATAAGGATCAAATTTTTTAGCTATTTGACTATAATCAAAACCTAAATCTGTTAAATAAGCTTGTGCCACTTGTTTTAAATATTTTAAAAACTTTTGATATTCAGGTTGTTTAGCTAAATTATATTTAGTGTCGTATGTAGTTCTACCTTTATAAAATCTTTCTTTATTAATCTTTTCATAGTCTAAATATTTAAGGGACGGCTTTAATAATTTTTCAGCCCATTCTGGATTGTAGTGTGATAAGATAGGAACAGAAAACCAGCTTTCTATTTTATAATTAGTTATTTTCATTAAATATTTCCCAATGTTTTTCTATTGCAATTATTTCCATATTTATCGAAAGTCTAAGCTGTTTTGATTTAACATTAACAGGGTTATGCCATAACCAGCATGGAAAAATATATAACTCATTTGTTTTAGGTTTAATTTTTAATATATCTTTTCTTCGATTTCTAAATTCTATTTCACCACCTTCCATATCTTTTGGTATATCTAAATAATAAACTGAATTAATAGTTGAAGATTTAATGTGATTATGCCAATTAACAGATGGTTTAAAGTCTTTATTAGAAGCTACAGCCCAACAAAAATCTCTATTCAAATCTTTATTAACTTTAAACTTTAAATGCTTTTGAGCAGTATTTACAAATGTATTATAAAGTTTTGTAGTAAATTTACTTTTTTCAAGAGCATAATTATTATCCCACTGTGCTCTTTTAATTTGATCAATAACTTTATTTTTAACTCTTGTATGCTCTCCTTTAGAAAAGTCGTATAAATTATCAATCCTTATAATAGGAAAGTCTTTCATTATCTCGGAATCTTTTTTTCTACTCTTTTAAATCTACTTGGTAACCCTAAATGTGGTCGTCTATCAAAAGCGTTTTCTTCTGCACCTTTAGTTGCTTTGTTATTGTAATGTAAAAATACTTGTGCACAATAATTTCCTGTATAAGGCTCTCTCCAATGTTCTAGTAAATCACCTCTATAAACTAACATGTCACCAGGTTTTAAATCTACCTTAACTCCTTTAGATTTAGACGCATCATAATCTCTTGTTGTTGGATTTATTCCACCTTCTTTTTCATTTGGGTTTATATAAATTGGCCAAGGTTTATCTCCGCCTAAATTTAATGTAGTTGATATTTCACAACTAAATCTATCTTTGTGTCTATGTAATACATCTTTCACTTTATAAACTCTAGTGTAAGAATAATTTTCAAATAATTTTAAACCTGTAGCTTTTTCCATTTTTGGTTTTAATGTAGTTAATAATGTTTCCATCATCACATCTCCATAATGAGAATAAGTACCTGGAACTTGTTTATCTCTCCAAGTGCCCCAGTCATGATTAAATTCTGATATATGTTTAGTTGTAATAAATGCTTGAGTTACTTTTCTTTTAAGCAAGATATAGTTTTTTAAAAGCTCAGCGATATCCTTACTTACGGCTCCTTTTATTACAGTAAATTTATCTTTTTTCCAATTCATATTATTGATAGTTAAAATTAATTACTATTTTATATTTTTGATCTGTACAAGTTGTAGCTTGATGGGTTTCATTTCCTTCAAAAAATACTATCCTGTTTTCTTTTGCTTGTACCTTTCTATCTTTAAACAATGTTAAACCATTATTAGTATTAATATATAATATAGCTGCTTTACATTTATACTCTTGATCTGTGTGTTTATCAAACTTATAAACTTTATCTGTATTAGAAACTAAATTTGCTTTTATTCTTATAAAATATTTAGGTTTTAATATTTCTATAATAGGTTCTAATAAACTATAAGCATTAGAATTTATTTTATTATCTTCAAAAAAAACATGAGTAAGTTGGTAATCACTTTTATGTTTTGTATATTCTTTAGGGTCTTTGGATGTTTTATTATTATTTAAATACCAAGGAAAAACATCAGAAGTTAAAGCTTCTTTTATTTTATTAAAGTCTTCTTTTTTTAAAAAATTATTTTTTACTTTTGACATTTTGTCCTTTCAAATGATTGGTTAATAGTTTTCTAACAGCTTGTAAATTAAAATGTACAAATCTAAAATCATCTACTCCAGCATCCACTGTAAAACCATGTTCTAAATATGCTGGAAATAAAATCATAGTTCCTGGTTTAGGTTTATATTGAATCAGTGGTGAAGCCATTGAAATGTTAGCCGGATCTTTCAGAGGCAAGTCTGACATGACTTTAGCTAATCTTGGATCTTTAAAATAAGGAACAGAGGTTCTGTCACTACATTTTAAAAAATAAAAACCTGAAATATGGTTATCATAATGTATGTGA